TTTTCTTAACTAAGTCTCCAGTATTAACATCTAGTGAGTAAGCAATTCTACTAAGTGCCTCAGAAATATTGAGATACTTACCTGCCTCTGGTCCTAGAAGTTCTGTAGCTGTCTGCATGAATGATTGTATAGCTCTAAATTCTGTACCTCTACCTAGTGCTGCTGAACCTGTAGTGATTTCTAAATCAACTGCTTCTTTAAGAATATCTTTTATATATCCCTTTCTAACCAATCTCTTTAAATATAATCTTACTAATGGTTCCTGTAAAACATTTGCCAGTGTACTATAGATACCACCTAGTGCTACTTCTAGCTCCTGTGATACTCTACGAATTTCTTCTGCTGTAACTCTTTCTGCATTTCTTCTAACAGCACTATCTAATAGAAATATAGTAGCTAGGTCTGTTCTAAGTATTTCAGATTCTTGTTGTGCCATACCTACATCAAGTCTTTTATCTGCTTGTAGTGTAGATACATCATCAGGATTACCAAGTATTACATCGCCACTCTTAGCTTTCTCTAGCTTACGAGGTGTAATAATTGCATTAGGTTTTACTAGATAAACAAGTCTTGCTGATTCTGCAGCAGCTTCTAGTATTGACTGTCTCAATCCTTCATACGATTGTAAGTCACCAATATAATCTTCAACATAACTTCTTCCGAAGTCTTCACCCCTATCCACAAATGGGATAAAGATATATGGTAATTCTTTAGACTTATAAGAAGCCTGTGTACCTGCGATCTGTGCACCTTTGATTTCCTGTACTACCTCGTACATTCCACCTTCACCTAGCATTATCAAGGTGTATAGGTCCATATCATTAGTACCATCACGTTCTTTCTCTGTAGCCTCTGTGATTTGACTCTGTGTTTCAGGGTCTAGCTCTAAGAAATTAACTTGCTCTTTTAAGACCATCTTAATAACTTTACCTGCTTTACTCCGTTTAACACCAAATTGCTTAAGGTTAAAGAACTTAGGTTTTCCCTCTTCTGGTATATATAAAACTGAACTACCACCAACAATACCTTGTTTAATTACATCAACAAGTACTGCACGTAACTGTGAAGTTTCCATTTCATTAACAATACCTTTCTCTATTTTATACATAGCGTTCTGCATATCACCTTCTGAAACCTTAGATTGTTCCGCAGCTAGTGGGTTCAATCCTAATTTAAAGAATGCTGTTGCAGGTGGGAATAGAGATAGAATAATCTTATTAGCTAGATTGTTCACACCTCTTGCACCAAGTGATTGATACGGTGTTGGATATGTTGTAGTCGAAGTCTCTTCTGTTGTAGGGTAAAGTTGTGGTAAGGTTAACTTACTTGCATCTTCAGCCCTTGTAACGAAAGGTCTACGCTTACTATCCATTCTGTTGTACTCAGCACGAGCACTTACTTTAGTAATGTCTATCATATTTGTACTCCTGTTTTAGGGGCACCAATACCTAGAGAATTAGATACCTGTGTTAATCCACTTCTCTTTTTCTTAGGCTCAGGGGCTGCTTCTGCTACCTCTGATGTACCTAACTTAACTGTAGCTGACTCTTGACCCTTCTTAGCTTTTTTCTCAGCTAGACGGACCTCAGCCTCTCTACGTGCGGCTTCTGCTTCTTGTTGTTTTAAAGCAGCTTGCCTTTCCATTTCCTTCTCTTCCGAGCTTTTTCCAATTCCTAGAAATCCTCCGATAAACCACCTCCTGTTATATTATCATTAAACATAATATTCCTCCTATAAGAAGACATAAGAAGTAGGCATTCTATTTTTAGCTTTTGCTTCATCCCTCTGTTTCTTAATATAAGCATCTGCTTGATACTTATTCTTGAAGTTCAGTATAGATGCACCATCAACCACAACTCTGACTATTTTCTCAGGTTTAGGTTTCTCAGCCTCAATATCTTCCTTTTTCTTTCCATACTTCCTTTCTCGTTTAGTTGTTGCTTTCTTAATCATCTTCTTTCCTTATTAGCTGTGGATACTTCTCATCAAAGCACGAGGTGCAATAATCTTTAGTATCTTTAACACCTAGTCTATTACGACTGTACTCAGAGAGGTATGTTACTTCCTCTTGAGGTGTCTTACACTTTGAACATTTCATGTACACCCTCCAACATTTCATAAGGATTATATAAAGTATCATAACCGAATAGAAGTATTGAATCACTATGATGTAAAATCCTAGCTTGACCCATCTGTTCTTTCAGTTTCTCTTTAGCTTCATCACCATATACTTTCTCAAACAAAGCATGAGCAGCCTTAAGCATCTCAAGTTCTGTCTCACATTCAAGCAATGCTTTAGCAGCTTTTACCTTACCAATCTTAGGGCAACCTTTGTAACCATCAACAGCATCACCCATTAACACCTGTGTATATAGAAACTTACAAGCTTCCATAGGTGTAGGTGTAATAAACTTATTCAGTTTAAAATCCCATTGTTTACAAGGTATAGTCTTTAGGTCTTTATCTTGTGAATAGATAGCAATCTCTGTACCACTGGCTTCACTAGGTGCTGTACCATAGATACCCATTGCATCATCTGCTTCTAATTCTTCAATCATTAATGTATTAAACTTCTCTGCATTATCTAATGTGTACTGTCTTAGGAACTTAAGTCCAATAGGTTTCTTCACATTCTTACGATTGTTCTTGTAAGTTGGAAAGAATCTTTTTCTAAAGTTCTTAGTACATGAAATAGCAAATACCATTTCTTCCTTAGAGTAACCTGTCTTATCAGCTATCTTATCAAGCTCATTATCAAGTAATCTAATACATGCTTCTTCGTCATAAGATTCACACAGCATGTCTCCAAACTGTGTTACATCTTCTGTTACTCTACCTACTTGGAATAATACAATGTCACCATCTATCATTAAAGTACGATTCATAATTTATCCTCAGTTACTTTTTCTTTTTATCGTCATCCATATTGAAACCAAGTGCGCTACCAATTGCTTTCCATTGGGACTTACGTTTCTTCTTTCTCTTCTTAGATTTACCTTTTCCTGAGAAATTAATCTTCTCAGCTAATGTAGGCTCCTTCTTTTTCTCTGCCATCATGCCCCTCCTAGTTCTTTAATAAGCTCCTCCGACACGTTAATGTGTTGAGCTACTGTATATAAAGCACTCATTAGAGATGCTTCTGCAGTAGTAGTATTGTTTATATAGTATTTAAAATCAAAGTTATCAAGTGTTGTCTCAGTCGGGTCATCAGCTCTTGATGGGTCTACATTGTCTCCACGTTGTTCACCTTCTATTCTCATTAGTAATCCATTCTTATTAAACCACTCTGCTTCATTCAAGAATCTCACATCATCACAGATAATAATATCTGCATCAATAAGTTCCATCTTCTCAACAGCTTTCTCTAACCAGAAATCAGGAGACTTACTACGCCCCCACATTCCTAATGCTATTAAAAGTTCACGGTCTTTATCACCATGCATAGTTAGGTTTAAATCTTTATATATCATATCTTGTAAATCTTTGATAGGTTTAGCTAGAGATACTCTGACTACCTTGAGACTACCAAGTGCTGTAATAATACCATCAGATAGAGTAGTTTTACCACTACCCATCTTACCTGAAATTCCTAAGTATACCTTACCGTTCATCTTTAATTTCCTTAGTTTCAAATTCTTCTCTCTCCGAATCAGGTAGAGAGTCAGCCAGTTTAAAAGATAATGTTCTATCATATTCTAAATCAATCTCACTATCGAACTTTAGTAGAATATTATTATCATATTCATACTGTTCTAGTGTTGCACCTATATGCCTAATCAATTCTGTTAAAAACTCTTCGTGGTCACTTGCCATTATTTACCTCTTCCTTTTTCTTTTCTTTTAGAAAAACTAATTGCCAACGCTCTGCTCTCTCTGCAGTAATGCCTGAGTGTCTTGCTAAATCTTGGTAGCTACACAATGTCATTCTCCAATAGAACCTAGCTTGGTTCATCTTAGCTTTATATTTACTGAAACTTATTAATACGCCCATACTAATCCTTACCTTTTAGATTTGAATTAATCTCTAAAAGCCTATGTACTGTTCGCTGTAATCTATCATTCTCTGAAAATAAAGTGTCTACTAAGAACAAGCAGTGTTTAACAGTCTGCTCAAACACATGTTCATCCCTAGTAAAGTTATTATAATTAGTGAAGATATTATTGGAATCATCCTTTTCCATATTCTTGAATAAAATCTCAACCAGTTTTTCATTAGTCATAATTAATCCTTAGTGTGTATCAGCATAAGTATCTCCAATATCATAACCGATATCTAGAGGTATTCTTACACCTAGTTTTTCACCTGTACTTACCATAGCTTGCCTAGAAAGTTTACCTAGTAGTTCACCCTCAATAGTCTTAGGATTGAAAGCCCACTGGAGTTCGTCGTGCACGAAGGCTGATTGTTTATAATCAACACCAGATACATAACCTGCTTTCTTAACTAATCTATGAAACTCTACCATCCAATATTTACAAACGATAGCACCTGATGACTGTAATAAATAATTCAAAGCAGAATGCTGTGACTTAACTGGTATTCTTCTACCATCTAAAGACTTAACATATCCACGAAAGGTTGAGGCTGCTTTAACAGCATCAGTCAATTGCTTTAATGCAGGTGTGTTCTCGTTAAAACTTTTAACAATACCATGCATCTCTTCAGTTGTTGTCTTACATGTCTCAGCTAACCCACCAATACCAGAACCATAAATCTTAGCATAGATAAATGTCTTAGCCATGTCTCTACTTTCTAGACCTGCTGCTTCTTGGTTAGTTGTGTGGATATCTCCATTGAGAATAATATCAGCATAAGCACCACCGTCAAATGGAGCCATGTAATGTGCTAACATTCTTAACTCTAGACCTGCTGCATCTGTACCAAAGAGTTTCCACCCCCC